ACATTCAGGGACGTGTCGCAGAAGAGACCGTCAACAAGACCATTCACCCTGCATTCTATGATTACATTGACGGCCAGACGGTTGAGCAGGTTGAAGCGTCCATTGCACTCGCTAAGCAGAAGACTGAGCTAATGGTTCAGGAGATTGCAGCACGTGAGCAGGGACAAACCCAGCAGGCATTCCAGACAGGTCAGGGAGTTACTACATACTCTGGTCCGTCGTCAATGGGATCTGTTACTGAAGGTGGCGAGGACATTGATTTCACCAACATGTCTTACGCTGACTTCGTTAAGAATCGTCATCAGTTGATTCGTTCAGCCGGTGGCAGCGGTATCTTTAGCTAACCAATAACTAATCACTCTCACATACTTTGGTACTATTGTGAGAGTACGAGATCCACACAGGCCATACACGGCTGTTAAAAGGAGATAGACATGGCATCTGCCATTACAGGAACTACGTTCATGGCGGGTTCCCCAACTAACTATAGCTCTGGGCAGCCATTAAGCCCTGCTGTGCAGACCATTTGGTCGAAAGAAATTTTGTTTCAGGCAATGCCGATACTTCGTTTCGAGCAGTTTGCTGTAAAGAAGACTGAGTTGGGCGTTACGCCAGGTCTTACAATCCACTTCATGCGTTACAACAACCTTGCACCAGCGTCACAGCTTGTGGAAGGTATTGCTATGCAGACTGCTGCTCTTACTGCTAGCCAGTTCGACATCAGTGTTGCTGAGCAGGGATTCGCTGTTGCGGTTACCGAGCTTCTGCTTAACGCATCGTTCGATGACGTTATGGCTACAGCTTCACGTCTGCTAGGACGTAACATGGCCCTTTACCTAGACGCGAGTGCTCGTAACACTCTGCTGCTAGGTAGCTCAAAGATCTACGGTTACAACAAGTTCGCTCTGGCATCAGCCGTGCGTACTCCTCTGAGCCCGTATGACCACGGCGCACCAGCCCTGTCACGTGCATCTAACTCAGGTTCCGACCTTCGAGTAGGTAACTACAGCTTGACTACTGCTGTTACAAAGGATGCCGTTGAGACATTGGCTACCAAGAACGTGCCGAGACTAGGCGAGACCTACGTTATGTTCGTTCACCCTCACCAGTCACGTCAGCTACGTGATGACCCTGAGTATATCGAGGTCACAAAGTACGCTGCGCCTGGGAACTTCATGCTGGGAGAAATCGGACGTTTGAACGATGTCGTCTTTATCGAGACAACTCAGGTGCTTAACAACTACGCATCTGGTACATCCGGTGCGCTTTACTACGACGCTATTGCTATTGGCGATAATGCGTTCGGTCACGCGATCAGCCTGCCGGTTGAGCTTCGTGACGGTGGTATCAAGGACTTCGGTCGTGAGCACCAGCTAGCTTGGTACGCAATCTGGGGCCTTGGCCTTATCACAGATCAGTCAGTGCTGGTTTGTGAGACAAACTGAGTCACATTGTGGAGGGGCACTTCGGAATGGTGCCCCTCTTCAATTAACTTCGGAAACTAACTAGGGATAATCATGGCATCACGACAGATCGGGGTCAACCCCGGTAACACACGTAAGAACCCTCGTGACATGACGGGGAAGCTAGACGAGAAGCAGAAGCTAGCGGCACAAGCCGAGCTTGAATTAGCTGCGGAACGTCTGGCTATGGCAACTGAGGCTGCTGTAGTAAGTAACTCAGATGTTATCGACATGACAGACGAGGGCCGTGCGGCTAGGGCCATTGAAGAGCAGCAGTTTGAGCAAGACTCTCCTGTAGAGGTCAAGCCTCAGAAGCACAGAGTACGTGTGCTAGCTGACATCGAAGACATGGTGTTCGGTCGTCTTGTCATTAACCCTGGCGATCTGACTGCTGACCCGGTTGTTTACCCTGAGGTCGGCCCGTTACGTTTCTACAACTTCCAAGAAGGACGCGAGTACGTCGTTGATCATGACATGTACTTGCATCTCAAGAGCCTTGACTACATCTGGGACTAAGTAATGGTAGCGCAAGTAAGCCAGTTCGGTGACATGGCGCTAGTTAATAGTCTGTCCGGTGCTCAGACACTTACTGCTGCCAGTGCTTTAACCACATGGAAGCCAGGAGATGTCTTCTACTCCACAACCAACACAGCCTTTCAGGCGTGGAATGGTGCCTCGTGGGTTAACAGTTCGCCTCAGCTTAGATACATAGCGCTGCTGACCGCTGACCCTGTTGCTGGCGGTGCCATTAACATGGCAGACACAGGCTTCATCGAGTGTTCCACAGCAGGCTATGCACGTGCGGCTGTGACATTCTCTAACGCTCTTAGCAGCTACCCTAGTAGCTCATCTAATGCCGGGGTACTTTCCTTCACCATGTCAAGCACAATGACTGTGCCCGTAGGTTGGGCGGCTCTAGTAACTGTATCTTCAGGTACGACAGGGCTGTTCCTGGCTAGCTGGGTATTGGCTCAGGCATATGCAGTGCAGGCATCACAGCAGATTCAGGTGGGCATTGGCCAACTAGTGCTACAAGGGAACTAAATTGAGCACTATACAGCCGACAGAAGTCCAGTGGTTCCTGAGTAACCCAACGGGCTCCACAGGGTTTTCAGGTACAGGTAACGCGGGTAACAGCCTGGGTAAGTACATGTCTACCACTCAGATCAACGTGAGCACCACATTAGACAACCTCTTCTTAGATGCCACGGGTCAGATGAATATCAATCAGGAGGTTGACTATCAGTGTCTCTTCCTGGCGAACAATACTGCTACTGGCTTCTATATGAAGAACCCGGTGGTCTGAC